ATCTATCTTCATACCGTTCTACAAAAGGCTTGTGATTATGTCCTGTCAAAATCAAATCATATTGAGGGTATTTCCTTAATATTTTTGCAGCCATTGGGTCTTTGCAATCCGGCCACGGTTTTTTGCCTTGATAAGTCATTACGTGCCAAACGGCTATTTTTGGCAGATTATAGAACGCTTGCTTTTCACAATCTTGCCCCCAGTGGTTACCTTTCAGGACTTGTAATTTTCCTGATTTTTCTAATACATTTATTCCACACTTATACGCCAATTCCAAATTATGTTGTGGTAGGTCATGGTTACCGTAAACCGTCCAAAATTGTGCTGGTAGAAATTCAATAGCCTTTGCAAGTAACATCGGGCTGGGCTTCCAATGGTCGAACAAATCCCCTGAATGAATTACGGGGCATTCGTGTTCTTGCTGCAATTCTGAAATGAATTGAACTTTATTCCATTGGACTTCCCAGAAATTATCAGTCCGGGCAACAGGCTGTCCTTCCTGCAAGTGATAATCACCCGTGAGTATTGCCGATGCTTTTCTATTTTGTTTTGTTCTTTTCATCTTATTTTTCTATTTCAAAACCCTTACACAGACCATAAACATGTCCTTTAGAATCTTTAATATACAATTGGGCTTCAATTGAGGTGTACTCTCCGTGGTATTTATTAATATCAAAATCTATTAATTGCAAGGCCTCTTTTCTCGTAACAATAATTCCGAATAAACCGTTAGCGACAAAACATCCGCGCCCACCATCAATAACTTTTACTTTAGTTCCTATTTCCATAATTATTTTATTTTCTGATTACATAATGGGCAAACCTCAGGCATATTATCATGAAATTCCTTTTCAATAATTTTAAGCCTGTTTTCTTGCTTCTCCTGACTTATTTTGTTATTAGTAATACTTTGATATAGTTTTGATAGTTTCGTTAAGGAGGCAGCAGATTTCTGCTTGTTTTCGTATAGTAATATTATTTTGTCAATATCCTTCTCGGCTTTAACCTCGTTTTCAATTTTCAAAATATCTTGTTGCTTGTAATACAAATTAAGAGCAAGTTTTTTCAATTGTTTTCTTTTTTCTGAAATACTTCTTTGGCTTGTGTATAATTCCAGAATCACATTTACTTTCTTTTCGTATGTAAGTACTTTGGACTTTTCTTTTATTTTGATTTGCAAACGTTCTGTTTTGATTGTCAGTTCTTCCAATTGAAAAGCATTTTGTCCGGTCTGTATTCTTTTTTCTTCTAACTTTTCAATCTTGTTTATTTCAGTTTCAATTTGCTGAATGTTCTCAAAACCTGCTAAATCAGTGGTTTTTGCAGTTATTTCTTTTTCTGTGAATTGGAGTTCTTTGGATAACTGATTAAGTTTCTTTTGCACGTTAGAAAGTCCTGTATCAATCTTGTCCAATTTGGCTATTTTGTTGAAATGCAAAGCAACAGAACCAGGTGTGTCCGATAACAGAAAAGGACTATCCATCTGTAATTGAACATTTGTTTCATCCAGATTCAAAACGGTTTTAATTTCTTCCGGCACGTCCTGTCCGAATGCTTTGAAAACAATATCATTAAGTTGGTAACTATTTTCTGAATTAGTTTTGGTTCTGATTACTTGTCCTTCTTTTGTCTTTAATTCGATTTTTGTATCGCCACCCCAATTTGAACGAAATTCATCGCCTCCCGGACGATTGAATGAAACCCATCGCAATGCTCGTATAATCGTAGTCTTACCGGAATCAGAAGTGCCTACAATTACATTCATGCCGGGATTGAATGACAGTTCTGTTTCTTTGTGAGATTGGAAGTTCTGTATTTTGAGTTTCTTAATCATTTTGCTTTTTTTCAATTATTTCAAGAAATATTTTCTTTTCCCATTCTGGAATCTTACTGAAATCAATATCATTAAGCAGTCCAACTAATAACCTTAATTTCTCGGAATCCGTGAAATGTGCATTAACCATTACCATGAGTTCTATTGAGTTCTTTACAATCGCTTGTCTATCGATTCTTTGACAGGTGTTCACCCAAAAAATAAACAATACTATCAAAACAACATAGATAAGTATAAGAAATGCATATAAGCTCATGGCATTTACAAGTTTTTCATTACTCTAATTGTCGCACTATTCCGGTTTGCACAATAATATACCTGTAGTGCGTCTGCGATAGCTTCCTTCTTGTACTTTGCTCCCGGCCAAGCTACTTCATATTTTTTTGCAATAGCGATTATCGTTTCTTCTTTTGTCGCCGAAATTTTCCCTAACAAAGCTTTTTTGCAATCGGCCTCCGAATACCATTCCAACCCGATATTAAGAAAATCCGCCATCCCTTGAACACTGCCTGAAATCAAACCAAGTGCTATACTTGCCGCAGCGTTTTGAGAACCATGCGGTAATTCAGAAACTATATACTTAATCGGGTATAGTTCCATAGCCTCTTTCAATGTTTCATTTATTTCTGAAACTCTATTAAGACGATCGTCTGATTTCCTGATTCTCATTTTCTTGGCAGTCGGTTTTGTTGAGATACATCCAGTTGCCATAACTTTGTCTTTACAAACAATTGCATATCCGAAGTTAGTCAATGAAGGGTCTAAGCAAAGTATATTGAACCCAGTTGATTTTATATTTGTTCGTTGCATAATCAATCATATTTCGGTTTACGTCCTAATTTCAAACTATCTTCAAATTCATGCCATTCCTTTGCAGTTAGCTTCTGTAATTTCTTATAATTTTCCTGACTGTCTCCAATCAATTGTACCATTTTGGATTTAGTGCAATTTTCAAAGTCAAAATCTCCATCGTGGTTTATTTTTGCAGCGCCTCCACCAGTCCACCGGCCTTGTTCAATAAGGTAGGCAATACAAGCCCCTATGTCGTCTATTCCATAATCATAATAGACATCAAATTGAACTTCCCGAACTTTCCCAGTTAATTTGTTTTTTGAAATCTTAACACGCACGGTATTTCCTATTACTGTGTCTTTTTTCTTGATTGCCTTAATAGAGTGCATCCACATTTCATGACTTGCATAGAACTTCAAAGCACGTCCGCCGCTGCGGGTTTCTTTTGAAAAGGACATAGGATCTACATTGTCACGAACTTGGGAGACTACGAACAAAGCAGATTTTGAATTAGCCAAAGAACTTGTTACATTACGAAGTATTGAACTTGCAGCCTTGGCCTTTGCCATTCCATACGTACCAGCGGTCTCTTTGCCTTTCTCCAACCCTTGTATCATTTCTTCGGTTTTTTTCTGGTCTTCCAAAGCGTCCAGTGCATCAAAGGAATCAAGTATGTATATGAAAGGTTCTGATTTTTTAATCCAATAATTTACATTTGCGTGAAAATGTTGAACAGTAGGACTATACTCATTTTCCGTTCCAGCACGTGGCGCAATTATTCTTTTTGCAGCTCCATTACCGAACAATCTGACCATGTCAAAAGAATTAGCACGCTCCACATCATCATATATGAATTGGTAATCATCAAATGATTTCTTACGATTTGTTTCTGCAAAACAAGTCAAGGCAAGAATAGTCTTCCCGCCGTGACTAGCGCCAATGATGTTTATCATAGTTCCTTTCTTTGCCCCTCCGTGAATGGTATCGGACATTGCCAAATTCAAAAGAGTAGAACCCATCGGTATTAAGTCCTCCGGGTTAATTACAGTAGATTCCTTTTCAGGCTGTTTTGAAGCGTGTCTTTTGATTTGCACTTTCAAAGGTTCTTTCTTACTTCTTTGCATCTCTTACTTTTTTTAAGATTTTTTCAATAGTTACTATATCTATTCCTTTGGTTTCCAGCTCTTTATTCAAAGAATTAAAAAATTTCCCAGCATGAAATTCAGGTTTACTTTTCATCTCCTTGAAAGTTCCAATTGCCTTACCCGCTATCAAATCCAGCATTTCATCAATGCTTATTATTTCTTCTTGAATGGTTTTCCACTCTTTTAGTTCTTCCAATATTATCGCACTTTTGCTAATTGAATTAGCAAGGGCGTATATGGTCAAATAAGAATTAACCTGTAGGGGTAGATGCACCCCCACAAATTTAACATCCTTATTATTCCTACTGATTTTTTTCGGAATAAGTGTCATTATTTACCTCCTTTTTTAATTGCATCATAACATCTGTCCCACAATTCGCAATCTTCGCATTCTTCGTGTTCGTCATTATCAGTCCCCCATTCGTGTCCAGACGGACATTCGTCTTTTGCCCCCTTACCTGCTTTTTTTGCAGTTTTTTTCTTAGCTGGCTTTTCATCTTCGTCCTCTTCATCTTCTTCGTCCTCTTCCGGTTCTGGCTCAGGTTCTTTTTTACTTTGCTTTTTTGCAGGTTTCTTTTTTGCAGGTTTCTTTTTTGCAGGTTTTTCTATTTCCAATTCCTCTGCAACGGCTACACGTAAGTCATCTTCACCTTCGTAATCATCCACGTCAATATCCAGTTCTTTTTCTTCAATAACTTCTGAAAGCTCTTCTTCGTCCATATCTGCAAGGTCTTGCCAGGTTAGTTCGGCTTCTTCTTTTTTGACTGACTTTTTTGCAGCCCTCACATCAGATTTTTTTATCTTCATTGTCGCCCTTCCGTCGTCGGCATCATCTATTTCTTCATCGTCCTCGTCATCAACTTCTTTTTTGGATGTTTTTTTCTTAGACGGTTTTTCGTCTTCATCCTCATCAACTTCTGCCTCGTGGTCAATTTCAAAGAACTTAGCATGAAGTTCTTCGTAAGATAGTTGTTTCAAAATTTCGTCCAAAGAAACAAGGCCTTCCAAAACATCTTCGGAAATCGCTTCTTCACGTTTTTTGAAGTCAATACGACTTGCCTCTGCAAACTTATTGCCTGCAAATGTGTTTTCAGCCCAACGGACTTGTAGTGTAAGTCCTTCTTCAATGTCAGGGAAAACTTCGTAGTCGCTTTCTTCTTCAATTTCATCATTCAAAAGGTTTTGAAAAAGAAATTGGGACATGTCAAAGATATGAATTTCTTCTTCCCGTTTCTTCACTCCACGGGGGATTATGTAATACAAATTCCTTAGGGTTGAGTTGAAAGCTTTTAATTCGTCTTTGTCAGCTCCTTCTGCTGCACGTTGTTTGCGGTACTCGCAAATAGGACATTTCTTTCCAAAAGATTGGAGGCAAACTACTGAGTCATTGTCCGCTCCTACATTCCTGTGAACTCTGAATGGTCTTTTGTACCACAAATCGCCTGATAAGGCAATACCATATTCATCGTTCCGGTCAGGGTGCTTTTCATCGGTGACTACATAAGGGATTACATCAATTTTTTCCCGTGCCCCCGGTACTGGGCTGTAAACATTCATTCCTTTTGGAAGTTTCAAGTATCCAAAATTTGCACCGGCGGTTTTTTGCCGTTTTGTATCCGCAGCTACTTTGCCCCGGAAACTACTTTTTCTTGCTTTTTTAGCCATTTTAAAAATAAATTAAAGTATTAATACTAATTATATATAATCGTTTGTTAGAATTAAGATTTCAAAGTGCCTGTCTTTCCAGGCGGCCATCCACTTAAAAAAATTTTAAATCTAAACGGGAGTGGATTGGAACTAAACTTTTAGATGCCCTAAAGTACCTTCAAAGCAAACAAATATTTACTTTTTTAGGACAAAGAAATTAAGCGCCAACTGTTTTTATATAACTCCGAACCATTTATTTTGACTTATTCGCATGCTAAATATGTGATAATCAAGATACTAAATTACCATAAATGTCGCCGAGTTGTGGACGGAGTAGGACTCGAACCTACTTAACTACCGTAAAGTTAACCGTCCTTTACTTTTTAATCCGTTTCATCTTTCCTGCAATACCAATATCAGTTTTTTCTTGCTTTTCTTTTTGCTGAACTTCATAACTCAAATCACGTGGCATTGATGGTCCTGCAAAATAGTTTTGCCCGTGCAGCTTTACAAGATTTTCAAGTGCTGATTTCCTGGCAGTACTTACCTGTATTGAGGCAACTTTTAGAATTGATACCTCATGTTTCAAATCAATAATAGTTTTCTTTCTTTCACGATATTTTTTATCTTGAATAATAAAGGATTCTACATTGTTTACGGTAGGCTTAACACCTTTACCCAGAGCTTCTTCGGTGTTATTGTTAACATAATCCGTTAATTCAGCTTTGAAGACTTCAAAGTCCTCTTCTGCTAATGACAGTTCTTTTTCTTTGTCTGCTAGTGTCCCTCCCCACTTAATAGCAAGTTCGGCCTGTCCTAACCATTCCACGTCTAAGGCGGATTCGTCAATTTTAATGTCTTTTTCGTAGTTCATTTTATTTCAATTTTTCAATTAATTTTTCTTCTAACCAACTTATGTAAGGAACATCCTCAACATCAAAAGGAATATTAAGTTCCAAGGATTCTTCATCTTCCAAATCAGCCCATTCTTCTGGCTCAATCACTACCGGAATGCTTGGAATGGCGTTATGTCCGGTGTCTCTTTTGTAGAGTAATCTTAAATCATTTTCTGTCATAACTAACTATTTTTTACGATTGAATAACAAGCAAACACAACTTGAGGAAATCCACTATTGTATGTAGGTTCCATAAATTCCTCTAATATCAAACCAGCCTTTGGATTATCAGTTTTCAAAAGCACCGCCTGTGCATAGCCTAATACAATCCTGCGAATTGATTCCGGTTCTTGTCCTTTCAACCCTTGCAAGATAGCAGCTATTTGCTTCCAGTTTGAATTTGAAAGCAAAGCCCGACAAAGTGAAATAACCTCCGATTCCTGTTCGGCTATTTGTCGGGCTGCTTCCAACCGTTTATCAGGGTCGGTATTTAATACCTGCTCTAAAATCTGTAGAGCAAGTCTGGAATGCCCCTGACTATCTTGTACTATTTGATTAAGGACTTCTATTTCTAATGATTCCCCTTCTTCTTTTGCAGTAATTTTCAAAAGGCTTTTCATTTCCCTATCCGAAATAGGTTTTACTGCAAACTGACTACACCTATTTTTTACCGTAGCTAATAATTTTACCGGGTCAGTGGTACAAAGTACAAAGAACACATGAGAAGGAGTGTCTTCCAGTATTTTTAAAAGGGCGTTTTGGGCATCTTTGGAAAGCTGGTGAACTTCATCCATTAGAAACATCCGATACTTTCCTGAAATAGGTTTGTACTGACTGTTTTTAATAATTTCCCTTATTGTATCAATTCCTCTGAAATCTGATGAGTTGATTTCTTGTAGGTCATTTTTTGATATGTTCAATTCTTTTGCAATGATACGTCCTATTGTGGTTTTACCACATCCCGAGGGGCCTGTTAGCATGAATACGTGAGGACATGTTGCTGGTTTGGATAGCATATTTTTAAGGCTATTTACCAGTTCTTCATTTCCTTTTATATTGTCCAGGCTGTCTGGACGGTGTTTTAAATATAGGCTCATTTTGTTTATTTTTTACAAAGTTAATAATAAAAACTTAATTTAAAAAACTTTTTTTAAAATATTTATTAAAAAGGCAAATCATCTGTCTCAGGCTTCCACTTACTCTTTTCAGCCCACGAACCATCCACCGGACACAATTCAGCTTCCATTGACAAAGGAACGATTATCCACGGAAATTTTTTGATTATTTCCTTCGTCCCGATTTCAATAGCTAGATGGTACACCTGTTCCAATTCAGGCGGGT